GAAACGCCAGCTAAGTCTAAAAGGCGGGGATGGGATAGAGGCCGTGGAATAAGTAGCCACGGAGCCGGGGTCGACACCCGCTATATCCGTCTAGTAGTGGGCATGGCTACCTAGAGTACCGTTGTTACGGGATACATCTCCATGCAAGGCTGGCAAAAACCTGTTTTTGCTAGTTGGTCGTTCTTTGGTCTTGAGGTGCTTGCAAACAGTTTATAAAACATATAATCTTGCAAAACAGAACTTATCAAGGTGAATAATGAACCGCGAAGATATAGAGAACTTGGCCTTGGGCGTAGGAATGATCCGCATGGATTTGGACGGTGTAAAACCCCTGTGGACGGCCTCAAACGCTCAACTGGGTAAGCTGGTTGAGACCGTGGTCTCCGAGGTCAAGCAAAGCGCCTCAGAGTACGTTGTGCGGGCCATTAAGAAGGCTGTCGAGTACGAGAGAGCCGAGTGCGCCAAACTTGCGGGGTATGTGAGTAACGAAGCCGCCAAGTCCATCCGGGAGCGTGAGAATGACTGACTTTGAGACTTTTTGGAAGGCTTACCCTAAGAAGAAAAGTAAGCTCCAAGCCCTCCGCACTTGGGAGAAGCTCGCCAAGATTAGGCCACCGATTGAGGAGCTATTGGCTGCGATTGCGCGGGCTAGGAAGTCTGACTCTTGGGCCAAGGCCGGGGGCCAGTACATCCCCTACCCAAGCACATGGTTGAACGATGGCGGCTGGATGGACGAGGAGGAAGTTGACATGAAGGACATCGTCAACGACAAGCCGTGGCATGAGAGCTGGCCCGGAATCCAAGCCAAGGGCGCGGAGCTGGGGGTCATCGAGAGCAAGTTCTCTAGCCCGCAAGACTTTAGAGCTGCGGTGATCAAGGCCGCCAAAGAAGGTCTGAAGGTTGCATGACCTGTGAGAAGTGCGAAAAGGACTCCCGGATCTTTGATCTGCAATGCCACGGTTGCCGAGATAGGCTGGTCATGGGCATAGACTGCAAGGTTCTGCGCGAGATAGAGGCCAAGTACCTAGACATGAAATTTGGGTTCCTACCGGACTACAAGAAGGAACCCCATTGCGGTTGCACCACGGTCTGCCTGAGAAAGTCTAGGTTGCGTGAACAATAAGCTCACCGCCCCTCAGAGACGGTACTTGGCAGCGGTCAAATCCTTGCCTTGCGGGGTCTGCGGAGCCTCAGAACCCTCTGATGCCCACCACATAGAACAAGGGCTCCAGTACACCTGTATACCCCTTTGTAAGGACTGCCATCAGGGTTCCCACAACGGAATACACGGTCGCAAGGCTATTTGGAACGTATTCAAAAAGACTGAAATGACGGTACTCAATGACACAATCGAAAAGCTCACCCGCTAGGCTTACCCTGCCGTGGCCCCCCAAGGAGCTGAGTCCAAATTACTCAGGCCATTGGGCTCCACAGGCATCAGCCAAGAAAAAGTACCGGTTTGCGGTCAGGATGCTGGCCCTGCAAGAGAGGTGGGAGATCCCGGAGGAAGGGCCAATTTATCTGGAGGTGGAGTTCTATCCCCCAGACAGACGGCCACGGGACAAGGACAACATGGTTGGTGCTTTCAAGGCGGGGCAAGACGGACTTGCGGACGCTTGGAAAATCAACGATAAAAGAATTGATTGCACATACAAAGTGAGCGATCAAGTAAGCGGTATGGTCAAAGTTAAACTTTTAGGAGAAAAACCATGAAAAAGCTAGTCGCAGTAGTTCTGTTGTCGGTTACCGGTGTTGCCTTTGCAGCTTGCCCCCCATACGCACCTTATGGATGCCAGCAGACAGCAAGTGGGAAGATGCTGTGCGGTTGTGGTAGATAATTAAACCGGGAGGCGTGACGGCTGGATGCAACGTGAGATCCGGTTGTTGTACACAAACGCCTCCCACCAAACAGTTTATAATAGCGTGATGGAACCCCAAAAGCGCACCCGTAGGCCGTTTCTAAGCCGAGACATCCTGAAAGTCTTAAGAAAGCACCCGAACTTAACAAGGCGGGAGATTTCTATCAAGACCCATGCGAAGAACCATTCGGTTAAGGCGGTGCTATTTAAGCTGGTGGCAACGAACAAGATCCGGTGCGAAAAGGGTAAAGAGACTAACGCCAAGACGGGGCCACGGCTAGTAAATGTCTATTGCGTGAACCTTGAGGAAAGTGCAGAATCTAGTCATGGGTGAAATGGAATCTTTCGCGCTAAACCTCTTGCACTCCGCAAGTTGCGCTCATGTCTATCATTGGCAGACTACTAGCTACTCTGCCCATAAAGCATTGGGCAAGTTCTACGGGACTATGCCCGACCTAGTTGACGGTCTGGTTGAGACCTATATGGGTCGCAACGGGATATTTGGCGAGGTGGACAAGGAGCAAGAGGTGTATATGGATAAAGACCCGCTTGCTTATATGAAGGCCCTGCGGAGCTATGTGGATGACACCCGCAAGGACTTACCACAGGATTCAGAGATCCAGAACCTAATCGATGGGATTACGGATCTGATCAACACAACGATTTACAAGCTGGAAAACTTGAAGTGAACTGCGGGACTTGTAGGTTTTTTCTAGCAAACCAGAAGTTTGGAATGTGCCAGCGGTATCCTGAATACGTTATGAAACAGGACGCTCAATGGTGCGGAGAGTTCCAAAAGAAGCAAGAAGCAATCATTGACGAACCTAAAAAACGGAGAAAAAATGATCCAGCCCCTGCGCGACCGGATTCTAGTCAGACCGATTGAGCGAACAAAGAGCGACATTCTTGCGGTCATCATGCAGGAAAACCCTAATATGGGTGAAGTGGTTGCGGTCGGGCCGGGGGAGTACGACAAGAAGGGTCGTAGAGTCCCGAATCCTTGCGAGGTGGGCCAGAAGATAAGATACGGAACGACAGGCGAGTACCTGACGTTTCAAGAAGTAGACCACGAAGGAGAGAAGTTCCTTATGATGTCTTGGAAAGATGTCTGCTGGGTGGAAAATGAAAACAACCAATAAACCAATCCCGAAAACTACGACCGGTAAGGGCAAGAACTACAAGCCCACCGAGCAGGGTGCGGGAATGACTGCAAAAGGAAGGGCAGCATACAATGCGAAAAATAATTCAAACCTTAAAGCTCCAGCTCCAAACCCTAAAACAAAAGCTGACGAAGGCCGTAAAAAGTCTTTTTGTGCGCGGATGAGTGGGATGCCGGGGCCAATGAAGGACGAAAAAGGCCGACCAACCCGTAAGGCAGCTAGCCTCAAAAACTGGAATTGTTAATGGATGAGCAATCAATACAAATCAGAGTTGCGGAACTTACTCAACAACGTGCCCTCACTTTGGCTAACCTTCAGGCTTTGGATGGGGCGATTGCGGACTGCAATTGGTGGCTTGCGAAGATCAAGGCAGATACCGTCAAGATTAACGAAAACGAGGGGAATGACTGATGGCTACCGGACTTTACGCGAACATCCACGCCAAGCGCGAGAGGATCAAGGCACAAAAGGCAGCGGGCAAGACCCCAGAGAAGATGCGAGCCCCCGGAGCCAAAGGCGCTCCCACGGCAAAAGCGTTCAAAGAATCAGCAAAGACGGCGAAGAAATAATGTTAAAGAAATCCATGTCCGACAAGGCGTTCAAGCAGAACATCAAGACCGAGGTCAAGGCTGGGAAACCGGTCAAACAGGCGGTTGCGATAGCTTATTCAGTCAAGCGTGAAGCCAAAAAGGGTACTAAAGGTAAGAAGTAATGCCTACGCTTTCGGAGCTATTTAACCTTGACCCGAAGGTAGAGCGTTTAGCCTTGATGCCCCGGATGCGCGGTAGCTTGGGGTCAGACTACGGTGTTAGCCCTGAGATGCAGAACTCCGTCATGTTTGAGGGCAAGAAGGGCTTTATGCCTGATGTCATTGCCCCAAAAGTCCTCTATGACTTTATTCGTGCGATTAAAGCACCCGGACGAGCAGCGCGGGGTGAGGTTCTGGACGAGGAAGAAGCCCTAAACACGGCGCTCAATATGTTTGGAGGCGGTCTTGCGACCAGCGGATCAGTTCCGATTGGGGCGTTAGGAATGTCGGCTAGGACTGCCCCTGCGGGTACTTTGCCATTACGTCAGGTAGCAAGGGAGTCTTTTGTTCCGGGTGTAGAAGCGGGCAAAGAAATGATTGTGCATCACAACATTAGCCCTGAAAAACTAGCCAAAGTAGAGAAGTTAGGTGGGATGCCCGTCCCATCCATTGCGATTTCTAACGTAGAAAACCCAATGATGGGGTTTGGGGACATATCTCTGATTGGGTCTAAAGAGATGGCAACCCCGTCAGCAAAGAATCCCGTGTTTGGCTTTGATGCGTACACGGCTAGAACTCCAAACATAAACTACATCATTGACGATAAATCTGTGAAGAACCTCAAGAATATGTTTGCAGACGTAGCGGACGATTTGCCCGATTCTGATGCAAACCGAAAAGTTTACAGTTTGATAGACAACTGGGGTGACAGAGGGTATTCAGAAGTAATGAAGGTCAAGTTCCTAAAAGAAGAAGGAATGTTGCCAAACAAGAAAGACTTTGACAAAAAATGGGAATATGCCCAAGCCATTGAACAAAAAATGTCCAACTTAAAGTCTGAATATGCGGATTGGCTTGCGGCTTTTGATCAAAAACTACCGGAAGCTGGCGTAAATGTTCAGGAACGGCTTTTCAAAGGATACACAAACGCAGGGAATCGGCGCTACGCCCCAGCCACATTGGAAAACTTTGTTAAGGAAATGAAAGGTGGCGCTGGCTCAGAGAACTTTAACTACGGGCTTGGGAATCTACGGGCAGTTGCGTCCCCCAAGTTCCGCAATCTAGAAAATGTCAAGTCTGCGAGGGGCAAGATTGTCCCCAAAGAAGAATTCACAGAGTTGAAAAATCAAGTGTCTGACGAGTACCAATCATTGATAGCCAAGATTGACAAGCTGCCCGACCAAAAAGGCTATGGATATGGCGGTGGGGACGTTTTATACGATATTGGTCAGGCCAAAAACATCAACTTGCTGGATAGATTCAAGTCTGGTGCGGACGAAGGACTAAAGGCAGAAGTAGGCCAGTTCATTAAGAAACTGCAAAAATTGCCTACCGAATACTTTGAGATCAAGCCCCAAAGGGGAGTATCGGTGTCAGAGTTCCAAGGGGCAATCATTCCAGCAAACACGCCCAAACGGTCGATTGATTACTTGCGGAGCCAAGGTCTAAACGACATCCACTTTTACTCTAATGACCAAGAACGTAAGGAATTGTTTAAGAAGTTTGGCAAGTCTATGTTTGTTGGTGCGCCACCGGTTCCGCTAGTTGCACAGAACCAAGACCCCTTAGAGCAGTTTGTTGGGGCAGAACAACCCAAATTCACCGAACAAGATTTTGATCCCCTAATGAGATACTTAGGATATAAATAGGTTGCAATCTAAACGAGAATAGTTTACATTTCCAATTCCGTGTTAGGAACTTATAGATTGAGTTAATCAATATGGCCGCACCGATAGGTAATACAAATGCTGTAAAGGGGAAGATGTTCCATGATGCTTTGCGTAAAGCGTTGGTACAGAACCCTCAGAGACTACCCAAGATAGTAGAGACGCTTCTGACTGCGGCTGAGATTGGAGAGGCTTGGGCTGTCAAGGAAGTCATAGACCGGCTAGACGGCAAGGCGATCCAGATTAACCAAATGGAGAACGCTGACGGCTCACCGATACTGAACGCCATACAGGTCACCTTTGTGAAACCGGAGATCATCGATGTTTAAGCAACCCATGTGGCATTGCACTAATTGCGGTAAAGACACCCCGCAGAACAAGATGCTGGTCGATGACAACGTATTTAACTCACCCATCATTCAGTACGGATGCCCTAACTGCCGACACATGAATTGCATGGAACGTCTGGATGACTGAGGTTGTAGAAGATAGAGAATTACTAGCTCGCGCAGTAGCCAAGGCAGAGTTCCCGGTCAAACTTGCGTGCCTATTTGAGCCCAAGCGGTACAAGGTTCTCTACGGAGGCCGAGGGGGAGCTAAGTCTTGGGGAGTAGCCAGAGCCCTACTGATCAAGGGAGCCAAAGATCCCCTTAGAATTCTCTGCGCCCGTGAGTTTCAGGTCTCAATTAAGGACTCAGTCCACAAGCTACTAGCAGACCAGATTGAAGCTCTAGGTCTTGCTGAGTTCTATGAAGTCACGAACACCTCGATCAAGGGCAAGAACGGAACCGAGTTCTTCTTTGCCGGACTCAAGAACAACATCATGTCTATCAAGTCCTTTGAGGGCGTAGACATCTGCTGGTGCGAGGAAGCCCAGACCATCTCCAAGACTAGCTGGAACGTCCTGATCCCAACCATCCGTAGGGACAACTCAGAGATATGGGTCACCTTTAACCCGGAGCTAGAGACTGACGAAACCTACCAGCGTTTTGTCATAAGCCCCCCTGAGAACGCGATAGTCCAAAAGATTACATGGCGCGATAACCCGTGGTTCCCCCAAACCCTGCGGGAGGAAAAAGAGAACCTTGAGATCCACGACCACAACGCCTACCTCAACGTCTGGGAGGGCTTATGTCGTAGGACGGTCGATGGGGCGGTCTTTGCCCAAGAGATGAACATGGCAGAGATGGACGGTCGGATCACCAAAGTTCCATATGACGCTATCAAGCCCGTCCACGCGGTATTTGACTTGGGCTGGGCAGACAACACGGCTATCTGGTTTATACAGTTCATAGGGTTTGAGATCCGGTTGATCCGCTACTTGGAGGACAACCAAAAGACCATGAGCTACTACTTGGCCCAGTTGCAGTCCTTGGGCTACGTTTACGACACCATCTGGTTACCCCATGACGCTGAGAACACAACCTTGGCGGCTGCCGGTCGGTCAATTGCGGACATAGTCAGGGGAGCGAATTACAAGGTTCAGATCCTACCCAGAGTTCCGGTCACGGACTCAATCAACGCGGCCCGCACGATTTTCCAGAAGTGCTACTTTGATAAAGAAAATTGCTATCAGGGGCTACAATGTCTGAGGCACTATCGGTATGATGTTGATCCAGATACGAAACAGTTCTCGAAATCGCCTCTGCACGACATCTATTCGCATGGTGCGGATGCGTTTCGGTACATTGGATTGGTGGTAAACGAACCCCGGAAGGCAGGGCCAAAGAAGCCGGTCTACCAAATTCCGGGCTCATGGATGGGCTAAAACATGGCAAAAGTAGACGTTCCGAGTGCTATCCCTGCGGATTCCCGCATACAGGAAGCCATAGACTTTCTCAAATTCTCTAACGAGGCTGACACCGAAAACCGGCAAAAGGGTCTCGATGACCTGAAGTTTTCCTCTGGTGACCAATGGCCCATCGAGGTTCAGAACTCCAGACACCTTGAAGCCAGACCGTGTCTTACCATCAATAAGTTAGACGCTTACGTCAGACAGATAGTCAACCAGATGCGTCAGTCCCGCCCCCGGATGCGGGCTCACTCCATGAACTCCGAGGCCAACGCAAAGGTTGCGGATGTCATCACCGGGATATTTAAGCATATAGAAGTCAACTCAGACGCGGACACGGCCTACGATACGGCTGGTGAGTACGCGGTGCGGATTGGCTGGGGCTACTGGCGGGTCATTACTGACTACGTTCGCGAGGATTCCTTTGATCAGGAAATCTACATCCGTCCCATCGACAACCCGTTCTCGGTCTACTTTGACCCCAACTCCATCCAACCTGACGGTTCAGACGCTGAGAAGGTCTTGATTACTACCTTGATGTCCAAGGATGACTTTAAGATCCAGTACCCCGGAGCAGATGACGGCGGTGACTTTAACCAGCGCGGAACGGGTGACTTTGACCCAGACTGGGTACAAAAAGAGGACATCCGCGTAGCTGAATACTTCTACGTTGAGCGCAAAAAGACCAAGTTACTGCTCCTGTCTGACGGGACAAAGGTTTACAAGGACGAGGCTCCGAGCCCTGAGATCCTAGCTGCGGCAGGGATTATGGTAGTTGGCGAGCGCGATACCATGCG